TACAGAGGTCCGATTCTGCCGATGGTGCAGCTACGCAAGCGCCATCATCGGCCCCACAGCCTGGGCCCAGCACTGCGGCCCCAGCAACTGCGACCGCTGCCGCGCCCTCAACCCCCCCCCCGACCCCCCCCACAGGGGGTGTCAAATAACGTGACACTACCAAAAAAGTGTCACTAAGCACATAGTTATCAAGGAACCTATGTGCTAAGGGCCGACCCAGCGGCCCGGACGGGGCTCCAGAAGCCCCCCGAAGGGATTGTCCCACTGGGTACCACCCCCAGGGAGGACCAACTCAATGCACCGCTCCACGGTCAACAAGGGCGCCAGCGCCCGGAAATTCAGCAAGGCAAGCCGCAGGACGCACCCGAAGAACGTCAGCGTGATGCGGGGAGGGTACAGGCTCTAATGGCCTGCTACCACCCGATCCCCGCCTACCAGGACAAGCCAGGGGCCCCAGTCAAGCTGTGGCCCCAACTCGGGACAGAAACCACCCGACTACCGTGCGGCAACTGCGTCGGCTGCAAGACCGACCACGCCGCAGACTGGGCCCGCCGCGCCGTCCACGAAGCCAGCCAGTGGGACAACAAATGCTTCGTCACACTGACCTACGATGACGACCACCTGCCACGCAGAGGAGACGATGCGAGCCTCGAAAGCTCAGACCTCCAGAAGTTTCTCAAAAGGCTACGCAAGACTCTGGAAGGATCTGTACGCACCGGAAGGCCCGGACCTCCGACAACTATCCTTCACATTCCCAGCGGGGGACTCCGATACCTCGCCTGCGGCGAATATGGGGACAAAACCAAACGACCACACTTCCACGCGCTCCTCTTCAACTGCGCGTTCCAAGACCAAAAAAAGGTCGCGACCGACCTATACGAGAGCGAGACACTTGCCAAAATCTGGCAAGAAGGAAACCACAAAATAGGCGCCGTCACAGGGGCGAGCGCCAACTACATAGCACAATACACGCTCAAAAAGATGGCGTCCCGGCGCGTAGACAATGCCGGGCGACGCCACAAACTCACACAGCCCTTCCTCAGGGCAAGCACAAAACCACCGCTCGGACAAGAATGGCTCGAACGATATAAAACGGATCTCCAACACGGCTATCTCATCACTGATGGCAAAAAAAATAGAATACCAAGAGCCACCAAAAAACAGCTAGCCAAACTAGATCCGCAACTCGCCGAACAAGCAACATATCTCGCGGGACAACATACAAGAACACAGCACGACCTCCGCGCAGCGGAGGAGATACACCTCAGACAACAACAGCTCGCCCACGCTCGCAACCTCTAGGAGAAACACAATGGAAAACAGCCTATACCTTGTCTTCGACAAGGTCGCCGAAACCTGCACCGGCGGCATCATCCGCGTCCGGAACGACGAAGTCGCCCGACGCAGCTTCTACGAAGCGCTCGCCGCCAAAGACAGTCCCCTGGCGGCACACCCCGGAGACTACGTCCTCCTGAAAGTCGGCCAGATCAACGAGATCACCGCCCTCATCGAGGGGCAATCCATCAACACACAAGTCGCCAGCGGTCAAGACTGGCTCGACGCCAACAAGGGGGCCTAAATGGCCGAACTCAACCAGCGCCTACCGTCCGTCGACCCCTCGCACTTCGCGATGGTCCCACGGAGCGACGTCCCACGGTCAGCCTTCCTGACCGAGCACACACACAAGAGCACCTTCGATATGGGACTCCTCGTCCCGATCCACGTCGAAGACATCCTGCCAGGGGGCAGCTACCAGCTCAACGCGATGCTCTTCGCCCGCGTCAACAACCTGCTCTTCCCCCTGATGGACAACGCCCGCATCAGCACCTTCGGGTTCTTCGTCCCCAACCGCATCCTGTGGGACAACTTCACCCGGATGATGGGCGCCCAGGACAACCCGGCAGACTCCATCAACTTCACCATCCCCCAACTGGTGAGCGCCGCCGGCGGATTCCCCATCTCGGGAATCTTCGACTACTTCGGCCTCCCCACAGTCGGCCAGGTCACGGCCGGAAAGACCGTGAGCGTCAGCAGCCTGCCGTTCCGAGCCTACAACCGGATCATCAACGACTGGTTCAAGGACGAAGACCTCGACAACAACCTCACCGTGCGAACCGGCAACACCGGCGACCTAGTCGCCGACTTCGCCCTCTTCCGGCGGCGCAAGCGCCACGACTACTTCACCAGCGCACGACCCTGGCCCCTCAAAGGGGGCGTCGAACTCACACTCCCCCTGGGAGGGTTCGCCAACGTCCGCACCAACGCCACCGACCTGGTCGCAGGCGCACAACCCGCGATGCGCTTCCTCACAACCGCCGGCGCATCAATCTCATCCCCCGCCGCGCTCGGCGTAAACGCCGCCAGCCAAGCTTTCACCGGCACCACAGCACCAACCGGCGCCACCCTGGTCTACCCCAGCAACCTCTTCGCCGACCTCGCCACAGCCACCGGGGCCACGATCAACGCGATGCGACTCGCCATCGCCTCGCAGCAATTCCTCGAAAAGGACGCCCGCGGCGGCACCCGCTACAGCGAGCTGCTGCAAAACCACTTCGGCGTACACCCCGAAGACGCCCGGCTGCAGCGCCCCGAGTACATCGGAGGCGGCGTCAGCGAGATCCAGACCCAAGCGATCCCGCAGACCAGCGCCACCGGCATCACCGGCGGAACCACGCCGGCCGGTGCACTCACCGCCCAAGCGGTCGCCGCGGGGCAACACAGCTTCAGCTACAACGCCACCGAACACGGCTGGATCATCATCCTGGCCTGCGTCGACGCCGACATCACCTACCAGCAGGGGCTGGCCCGGATGTGGACCAAGACCACCCGGTTCGACTTCTACTGGCCGACGTTCGCCAACCTCGGTGAACAGATCATCCGGAACGACGAGATCTACTGCACCGGCGACGTCGCCGACACGGCCGCCTTCGGCTATCAAGAGCGGTGGGCAGAACACCGGTACTACCCGTCCCGAATCTCGGGCCTCTTCAAGTCGACCAGCGCGGGCAACATCGACGAGTGGCACCTCGCCCAGCAATTCAGCCCGGCACCCACGCTCAACGCGACCTTCATCGCGAGCACTCCACCGGCCTCCCGCATCCTCGCGGCCGGCGCCGCCGCCAACGGGATGCAGATCCTCTTCGACAGCTTCTGGCGCGTCAAGCGCACACTCCCGCTGCCGACCTACAGCGTCCCCGGACTGACGAGGTTCTAAATGATCCCAGCAGTCGCAGGAGCGCTCGTCGGCGGCGGACTCAACCTGGTTGCGGATATCTTCAGCCAGCACAACGCCAGAGACGCCTTCAAGAGCCGCTACCAGGACACCGTCGCGGATATGAGAAAAGCCGGACTCAACCCCGCCCTGGCCTACGGCCAGGGTGGGGGCAACCCCCAGACAGTCCCGATCGGGGACATCGGCTCATCCGTCGCAAGCGCGATGCAGGCGAGCGCCCAAACACACCTGATCAACTCACAAGCGAAACTACTCGACCGACAGGCCGACGACATCGCCCTCACCACGCAATACAAGCGAGCCCGCGCGGACTTCCAGCAACAGGGCGAAGACAGCCGCCAAGGAATCCTCGGCGAAACACTCCAGCGGATGCGCGAACTCAACCCCGAATACTATGCCAAGTACCGGGCACAGGCCGCCAAGGCCAGCACAGACGCCGAACGGGCCCGCCTAGGGCTCCCCTCGGCACGAGCATACAGCAACTACTACAACAGCTGGGCCGGCAAGAGCGAGCCCTACATCAAGGCAGGACAAGGGGTGCTCAACAGCGCCGCCAGCGCCTACCAAAAATTCCGCGCCCCGAACACACCAAGCGGCTACGAAGACAACACCATCTCCGGCAAGGGATGGAAGAAGACCACCCGCAACTACCAGGGGCACCGATGAAAAACTACGAACCGCTCCCGCGCTTCATATGGCGCCACCAATACGACCGCCGCGCCGACGAGGCAGAGGGAGACGCGGCCATCCTCCGATGCGAGGACGAGAGCCTCACGGTCCAGAGCTTCGCCGAGGACGCCGACCTCAACGTCCTAGCGAAGCGGTTCGGGATCAACGCGATCCCGACCACACCCATCGACCCGGCACTCTTCCGAGACACGACAAACGACCCAGACCTAAGGGAGGTCCTCGACCTACAGATCTACGCCAAGCAGCAATTCCAAGCGCTGCCGGCCAAGCTACGCCGCCGGTTCCACGACAACCCGAGGGAACTATGGGACTTCCTACAGGATCCCGAGAACGGGGAGGAAGCGGTAAGACTCGGCCTCCTACAGAGGTCCGATTCTGCCGATGGTGCAGCTACGCAAGCGCCATCATCGGCCCCACAGCCTGGGCCCAGCACTGCGGCCCCAGCAACTGCGACCGCTGCCGCGCCCTCAACCCCCCCCCC